GTGCGCTTTGACATTACAGTAATTGTTAATGCAGCTGACAACCGAGCAGCCTTAGCCAACTTGGAAACTTTAATTTTTAGCGTCACTGATCTACTAGCCAATAACATTTCGTTTTTGGGTGGATGGTCACAACCCACAGTCCAGCAGATCGGAAATGCCGACATGCTTATCAGCCAACTCAACATCGAGATGGTCACAACCAACTAGAAAGGCAAGTCATGCCAGCAACATACATAACTGGTCGGAATCTGACTTTGAGCATCAACTCGGTGTCATACGCAGATCAGGCATCAACCGTCACACTAGAGCGCGAAAACAATCAGCAGGTACTTGAAGTGCTATCTGGTCGCGCCTACAAGACCGTAGACAAGACCGCCACACTAAACGTGGATCTATACCTAGACGATTCAGCATCAGCAGGAATTATCTCGGCAATCTGGGATGCAGCAAACAGCGCACCTGACACATCACTAGCGTTCACTTTTGATGTCAATGGCGATACTTTTGCTGGCAACGTTTTCCCGGTATTTCCAACCGTTGGTGGCGCTGCTACTGACGTATTGACCACATCTCTCAGCTTCGTTGTTGAGGATGGAACAGTAACCCGAACATAATCGAGAGAACAGGGCAACCCTTATGAAATACGAAATCACTACACAACAGGGCAACAAATACGAAGTGCATGACAACAATGCTTGGCTGTGGATCGAGATCGAAAGAGAACTTGGATTTACAGTTAGGCAGGTGGCCCAAAAGATAGATGAAGGCTCGCTGGATGTAATCACCTGTATGTTGTTTAAGGCTGCTAAAGCCCAAGGCAAAACACAGATGCCAAATCAGCAAGCATGGGTTACTAATGAGTTTGAAACTTGGGATGTGATCGAGGAAAACCCAAAAGAGAACTCGCAGACGGACTCGTCAGAATAGCGGTTACAACCGGGATTCCCTTGTCTGATCTGTACCAGTGGTCACTCGCTGACATCAATACCGCTTTACAACTAATAGCAGAAAGGAATGGACATGGCTGAAAGAGTAACGGTTAAGATCCAACCTGACGCTAGGGATTTGAGAAATCTTTACAAAGCATTTCGCGAAATGGATGAAGGTTCAAAAAACGCTTTGAAGGATGAAGTTACCTCTATCAGCGTATGGTCAGCAACTGAATTGCAATCAAGTTACACAATGAATCCAAAACCAAAACAGGCTCAAAAGGTTGCAGCTACAATCCGCGCCAATAAAGACCGAATACCAAATGTGACTATCGGTGGCAATAAACAGCGATTTAGCGGTGGGGCAGTATCTGGCCAAGTATTATTTGGCTCGGAGTTTGGTGGCCCAGCACCTTTTGCTAATGGTGGTCGTAGATTCCCAGAGCGATCCGATCGAGAAGGTCGAGGAAACATTGGCTATGGCATTTTCAAAAAATTAAAAGACATCCAACCTCGACTTACCAGTGAATGGAAAGACGCGGTAAAGCGTCATGTCATAAAGAAATGGGATGAAAATGGCTGACGTTAGAACGCTCAAACTCAATCTATTGGCAGATGTAGATCAATTTAGCCGAAGCCTAGATCGCGCTGATAATCAAGCGAAAGGTTTTACAGGCAATCTTAAGAAGTACGGAAAGATTGCGGCTGGGGCTTTTGTAGCTGCTGGCGCTGCGGCTGGAACTTATGCTATTAAGTTAGGCATAGATGGCGTGAACGCGGCGATTGAGGACGAGCAAAGTCAAAAAACTTTAGCCAAAACATTAAAGAACACAACTGGCGCAACTGATGAACAAATTAAATCAACTGAAAAATACATAACTAAACAACAATTAGCCTTTGGTGTATCCGATACTAAGCTCCGCCCGGCACTTGGCAATTTAGCCCGAGCCACAGGCGATGTCACCAAGGCTCAAGATCTTACTAACTTAGCAATGGACATTAGTGCGTCTACTGGCAAAGATCTCGAAACCGTATCGCTTACCCTTGGCAAGGCTTATGACGGGAACTTTGGTGCGTTAAAAAGATTAGGCATTCCTTTAGATGAAAGCATCACAAAATCTGGCGATTTTAATGTGGTACAAGCCGAATTAACTAGATTGTTTGGTGGCGCAGCAGCTGCAAACACCGAAACTTACGCTGGAAAATTAGACATCTTAAGAGAGCGATTTAGCGAAATACAAGAAGGCCTTGGCCAAAAGTTATTACCTAAACTCACTGAACTTTTAGACATTGTTATCAAAGTATCAAAAGCCTTTAGCGGCGAGGATCCTGATGGCCTTACTAATCGCGCCCGGGAACTAGCTGGAGAAGTTAGCGATAACGGCGAATACAGTTTAGGTCGAAGTTTAGTAAATTTAGTTGATGCCTTTAAAACAATGTTTGGGGCATTAACCAGCAGTGAAGCATCAACAGGTTTAACTAATTTAGAAAAAACTGCCAACGCATTTAACAACATTGCAACCGCCATTACAAACATCTCGGATGCTTATTCTAAGTTAAAACCTTTTACGAAGTTTTTGCCAAGTGAATTTATTAAAAGCAAAATCTGGGATGCCTTGACAAACGATCCAGCAAAAGCGGCTGGTGGCTCGGTAATGGGTGGCAAGGCTTACACCGTTGGCGAGTTTGGCCCTGAAACCTTTGTGCCAAATGGCTCGGGATCTATCCGCCCTAATGGTGGGCTTGGCGGTGGCGTAACCATAATCATGAACGGTGTCATTGACGGTGAGTCTGCTCGCAGAAGCATTGAAAAGTTACTCCAAGATTCATCACGCCGAACAGGTGCGATCAATCTAGTCGGGGCTACATTGTGACAACGTATGACCCGTATCCAACTGTCACTTTTGCAGGGGCTACAACTTACGCCGATAACACGATCTCATCTATCTCGATCCGCATGGGCCGCGATGATGTAACCACACAACCGCAACCGGGTTTCGCATCCATCAGACTTTGGACAGATGCTAGTGAGCCATTGAGTGTGGCCTTGAGTCAATCGGTATCGGTATCCATTGACAAGGGAACATCAGGCACACAAGAAATCTTTGCTGGCATCATTTCAGACATTGACATCAGCCTTGAGCAGTACGGATCAGAAGGCTCAATCGCCATCTATCAGATCACAGCCGTTGGCCCACTATCGCAGCTGAACCGTCACTTGGTAGGCGCGGCTGGCTATGCCAAAGAGTATGACGGCACAAGAATCCTAAACATCCTTAGTGAAGCATTCCTGCAATCATGGGCAGATTTAAGCTCGACAATCACATGGAACGACCTGCCATCTGAAACTACTTGGGCCAGTTACGATGCCACCAATGTGGCCTTAGTCAATAACCTGACGGCCAATGTTGATGTGCCGGGTGTTTATGAATTGATGGCCTACTCCGATGGGGAATCCGATGCCTACACATTAACCACCAACGCAGCCAATTCGGGGCGTGGTGTGCTTTGGGAAGGTGGTGATGGCGATCTGCATTACGATGACTACGCCAGCCGATCTACAGCAATTCCACTAACCCTCACAGCTGATGACATCTTGGCCGCTGGACTCCGCACAGCTGCACAATGGGGCGAGATTGTAAATGATGTGAATGTGACATACCGGGCAGGTACTGAAAACGCCAGAGATGAAAACTCGATTATCCAGTATGGACAGTTATCAGGATCACGCACGACTCAACTACATGATGCGTCAGCTGCCTTGTCACAGGCTCAAGATTTCCTAGAATCCCGGGCATACCCAAGAATGTACCCAGAGCAGATCACAATCCCTTTACACTCACCAACCGTCAGCGATGCCACTAGGGATGCCCTAGCAGCCGTCTACAACGGTTTAAGAGTAGACACCTCGGCTTTGCCAGCAGTCTTTGGAACTACCTTTGACGGCTTTGTTGAGGGCTACACATGGAACTTGACCCGATACACCGCTGACTTGGCCCTGACCTGCTCGGCATACTCTGAAACTTATTTGAGTATTATCTGGGATCAAATACCACCAACTACAACGTGGGCAGGTTATACTCCAAGTACCACAGAATGGATTGATTTATAATGGCAACAACCACCAATTACTCTTGGAGTACGCCCGACAATACGGCGTATGTCAAGGATGGCGCATCGGCTATCCGTACTCTTGGTAGCGCAATTGATACAAGTATGTTTGCAGCTCTATCTGGCAAACCTGCTCAAGGTGTATTGTTAAACACAACAACTGTAAGCGCTGCAACAACTGTTACATTTACTGGTGTATTTAGCGCGGATTACGACATTTATTTATTGACTTACAATGGTAAAGCGGCTACTTCTGGAAGTGGATTTTTAAGATTGACTTTTGGTGCTACCAATACTGGTTATTATTTTAATTTGTTTGACGGTAGAAGTGGTGCGGGCAGTGTTGCAGTGCAATTACAGGCGTCAAATTCAAGCTCGCTTTCATTTAGTCCTAATTGGGATTTGGGCAGTAATTGCCAAACTTGGATAAGTAACCCGTTTAAGACTTTAGCGACTACGGTTAGCAGTCAATTCGCAGCCATGGACAGTGCGCCAGTTTCGACAAGTGGCAACGCAGGTGGCGCGTTAAACAATTCTACTTCTTACACTGCTTGCACCGTTACACCAAGCACTTCGACAATGACAGGCACATTTAGAGTTTATGGATTAAGGAATAGTTAGCATGGCAACCACAAAAACAGAAAGTTTTATTGCAGTTGAGGTAAATGTCGAAACTGGCGAAACAATAGAACGTCAAATGACTGCTAAAGAAATCAAAGATTTACAGGCAAGCCAAGCCCAAGCACAAGCCGAGCAGGATGTCACAGCAGCTGCCAAAGCATCAGCACATTCCAAACTTGCAGCTCTTGGATTAACTGCCGAGGAAATTGCAGCCCTTTAATGTCATTCCTAACTTGGTTTGCTCATAGTCCCATTGCATCATTTATTAAAGTGTTTGGTGCTGGTGTGCTTGGCTGGTTGCTCGTGAACGCTGACACACTAGGCATACACCCGGCATTAACCATTGGCTTAGTTTCGGCATTACCGATCATCATTAACTGGCTAAATCCAGAGTATGACAATTACGGCAGGGCCAACTTAGATGAAACCGATTAAGTCAGGCATTGTTTCATTTCCCTACGGGGCTAAATACAAAACTGGTGGCATTCATAAAGGTATTGACTACCGGGCAACTATAAACACACCAGTAGTAGCTGCAGTGCCGGGTGTAGTCGTACACGCTGGCAAGCACATCTATAAAAAGGGTTGGGGATACGCCTTTGGCATCCATGTCATAGTTGATAATGATGCCTTTGCAGACGGTACAGCAGGCCTGTGGGCAGGTTATTGCCACCTCAATGGAGTAACTGTGTCAGTTGGCCAGAGAGTACGTCAGGGCCAATTAGTGGGCGTATCAGGCAACACAGGGCGATCTACTGGCCCGCATCTACACTTTCAAATCCTTGCTAGTCGCACATGGAATCCAATCAAGTTTCGCAACCCTGATAAATGGATAAAAGCATGAGCCAATATATAAGCCGTAAGTCAGACGCATCATCTAGAATCCCTACACAATCCTTGCAGGGTGATGTGTGGAGTACCTTAGAAGTCGATGGCCTGTATTCAGTTATTCCTAATGCAAACTCATCCACCGGGGCTTTCTTTGCTGCCTACCTAAACATCAAAACACCTAAAATTGGTGGGGCATCACAGCTGACAATCAAGTGGGTCAGAGATCCTAAAGGCATAAATGATGCAACTGGATACCAGACAATCAACCTCAATAAAGGCGGCACTACCTTTGTAAAGGATGTCTGGATTTTTCAATCAAAGAAAGGCCAGCCAGTGGCATTGATGATGAAGCCAAATGGCAAAGCCACTATTACTACACGCGAAATTAAGTTGGCCATCTCATGAGTCAGTTAATCAATGCCGGGCAACTTGCGGCAGCTCTTATTGCGATCCTTACCCTTGTTGGAATGCTGGTCAAATGGGGCATAGTTAAGCCAATCAAGGCCTACATTGACACAATGACCTATGCCATCCAGCCTTATGCCAATGGCGGAAAATCCTTGCCAGACTTGATAAATAAGGTTGATGCACTACATCTTGTGGTCCAAAACCACATAGACACAAGCCACAACACGCCTGTTTTCTCAAAGTGCTTGTGCGAGTCCTGCCTGACGTGCTAAAACTATTCATGTAGGCGCCAAGGCTTACAACTAAGAATAGGAAATCAGGGCATGACAATAGCAATTCTTTTTTATTGTGTAGTTTTATTTGGCTTAGGTGTCTTAACTGGCATCTACATAGAAGCGCAACACAGATTGCGACTTAGAGCCAAATTTCGTGCGATGCATGGGCCAACCATTGAGGAATCAATGTGGCAAGACGGATGGAGAATCTAATGGCATTTGACATTTCTAATTACACAACCGTTGCCGAAAAGGTCGCAGAGTTTTACAGCAAGTATCCAGAGGGTTCAATCCAGTTTGAATTTATGGGTGTGATGCCGGGCGATCCTGAAAAGATTTGGGGCGTTGCCAGAGCCTACAGAACACCTGATGATCTATTGCCGGGAGTTGGAACTGCCAGTGAATTTATTAAGGGCAAGAGTCCTTACACCGCTGGATCAGAGATTCAGAACTTGGAAACAAGTTGTTGGGGTCGCGCTTGCAGCTCATTGAATGTAGGTAACTCCAAGGGCCTTAGCTCAAAAGAGGAGATCATAGGCAGCCGAGAGCGCCAAGCACCCGGGCCAGCCAAGCCAAGAGAGGTTAAGGTGGTGCAAGAGCCACCCAGTGACCCAATCGAAGCCGACCCATGGGCAGATGTACGCCCCATGGATGAGGGCATAGAGCATAGTCAAGATGAATCGTTAGTGCCTTTATGCCTACATGGCGAGATGAATAGGCGTAGTGGTATTTCTAAAAAGACTGGCAAGCCTTACGCGGGATACTTCTGTGACAATGAGCCACAATGTGATCCAAAGTTTGATCGCTCATGATTAGCAGATACAGGCAATTTAAGTGGTCTTGGCAATGTGTCATTTGCGATAAACGCAGTAATTACATGATCTTAGATTCAGCTGGTGGAAAATCCCAAAGACATATATGCATAGACACGGCAAAAGAGGATCAAGATGACAAATCCTGACCACAGCAAGCATTGTCATTGTGTATGCACTGACCTAGCAGACCTACAAGAAGCAATCGAAACAGCCCGGGCAATACACAATCGCCATGAGCCAAAAAACAATGATTGCTTAGTCTGCGGATCAAAAGATGAGAACTGTGAGAACTGCCGTTACCTTAAAGACTGCATTGTGTGTGCAGAGGAATGGCCATGTGACACATTCATAGCATTGGACTACATGGCATGAGCAGATGGCAGCTTGAATTTCACACAACACTAATGAGTCTGATCAGAATGGTCAGAAACCTTAGAAGCATGGATTGTGACCATTGTGCAGACTTACTGACAGATGTTTACAAATGCTTATCCAAAGAAACACAAGAAATCAGAGATAGGGCTAATCATGATGGACAATAAAGACGCGATGTTTGTATCAATACTAAAGAAACTCTATGGGGCTTATGAAGCGTTGCCCTACTTTAGTGAGTCATGCGAGATCTGCAGTGAAACACTAACTCCACAGGATATTGGTGTAGACCCATACACAAATACTCGTACATGGATGACTAAATGCTGTGGTGAAGTGCAGACTTATGAGCAGAAATTAGAGCCAAAGCTTTAACAAAGAACTAGCCAGTAGTTGGAGTGGTTCTTGATCCCTCGTCCGGACTACTGGCTAGTCCTCACATTGTAATCGCAAGACCGACAAAATGTCTAGGCAAGACTTAAACTGCTGGCTGCCTTATCAGCTGCTAAACCGCCGTTAGATGGCGTGTCCCGGCATGCCTGATAATCATGCACAATGCAGAAATGCGAGACTGATTACTAGTATTAAAAACGAACTGCCTTAATACATAACAAATTGGTAACAGGCATATGGCGCAGTTGGGTTATCTATAGTGGATAACTCCCTTTACAAGCGAAACTTATACAGTGACGGGTGTGGATGGCTCGCTAAGAGCCATTCCTGCTCACTTACCGATTCTGGGTGTGAATCACTCTTAAACTTAATTACATGACATCTAGACATGATAAATGGGTACAAGTCAGACAAGCTGAATTACTCAAGTATGTGAATGGAGTAGAGATGTTAAGTAAAGATCACACTCAATTACAACAAGATTTCAATGATGCAAAACAGATTGCAGGCATGATTGATAGGACATGGAAAGAAAGGCTGGATCAACTTATGGACGTAATTATTGATACACATCCATCTGTCAATGTGCATTACCGCAATGGCATGATGGCGGCTTACAACATAATGCAAGGCATAGAGGATTAGACATGCTTGACGTTAATTCCCCAAAGGGTCAAGAGTCACTCGAACATGAGCTTAGAGCAGTCCAGTTGTGGTCACACCATTATCCGGATTACACCTACATACACACACCAAAGAATGGGCCAGCCTTAGTTGATGCAGTCATTGGTGACAACGATTGCAATGTAGTGGCAGTAGTAGAGCAGAAGTCCCGGAACATGAGCCTTAAGCAGCTGCAGGAATGGGACATGGAATGGCTAATAACCTACGACAAGATTGAAGCCGGGCGATACGTTGCCAACTCATTAGGTGTTCCATTCATAGGATTCCTATACTTAATACCAGATGATCTGCTAATCACTAAGCAACTATCCAACGCCAATGGTGAATGGACTTGTGACTTTAGAACAGCATTAACTGAAACACAGGAAACAATCAATGGTGGCTTGATAACTAGAGAGAATGCCTACATTGATCTCACAGGGGCAAAACACATAAGGCAGACCTAATGACAATACTTGCAGGGCTAACACACAATGGGAAAGTCTATTTGGGTGCTGATAGAGCAATGTCAGATAGTAACTTCATTAGCCCATTAGCCAAGCCCAAGATTCGCAAGGTAGGCCCGTATCTAATTGGATACAGTGGGTCATTGGGTACAGGGCAACTAACAACCTTTGCTACCTATCCAGACATAAACACACACAACCTTGAGCAGTGGATGCGTATGTCATTCTGTGGGGCATTACAAAGAGCAGCTGATGAATACAAGATAGACATCAGTACGGATGACAATGGTGCTGATCTACTTGTAGGGGTACATGGCAGACTATTTGAGATCAGCACTATTGATTGGTCAGTAGGTGAATACAACATGATTGCTACTGGGTCAGGGTTTCCATTTGCAATGGGATCATTACATACAACACGACATACAGATGATCCAATGTGGCGCATTAAAGAAGCTGTAAGCGCTGCTATCAAATACAGCCCATCATGTGTAGGGCCTATTGATGTATTGGTCGCATGAGTAAAGCGCATAGCAGAGGTACAGATACACAGTGGCGTAACCTACGCAAGGCATGCTTCCAAGTGTGGGGTAAGACCTGCATGTATTGTGGTGACCGGGCTACCGAGGTGGATCACATCATTGAAGTGGCAAGAGGTGGGACTAACACCATTGACAACCTGCAACCATTGTGCAAGCCCTGTCACATGGCCAAGACAGTTGCGTTCAATACAGTACGTCCTAGCGGCTCACAGAAGCCTGTAGGGGTTTTTTCTAGGCGTGTGCCACCCACAGACTCCCTTGCAGGAATCTCTCCCCTAATGACCAGATTTGACCCACCAACAACCGAAAGGCCTAAGTCATGACCCCAAAGAAACCGATAGTGGCAGAGGTCAAACCAATGACTATCTACCTATACTTGGAATCGGCTTTGGCAGCATCAAATTGGATTGCCAAAACTGATGCAGCTGCCGTCCATCTCGCCCGGCGCATGGCCACCGCGCTAGATACGGCTTTTGACATGGGCGCTGATCTTAAAGACATAACGGCCCTATCTGGTAAGTTTCTAACAGTGTTGCAACAACTCCACTTAACCGTAGAAACTCGTACTGCCAGTAAACAAGAGGAAAATGATGGAACAGCCTATGTCGGAGATTTCCTACGGCTTGTCAAAACCAAGAATCCAAAGCCCGCCACTAAAGTTGCCAACCGCAGGCCCGCTGGTAAGCCAGCTAGCGGATGAGTTAGGTGTCCCATTACTGCCTTGGCAATCACATGTATTAGATGATGCCTTAAAAATAAATCCAGATGGCACATGGGCTAGATCTCAAGTAGGTGTGTTAGTGGCTCGCCAGAATGGCAAGACTCACATGATGCGGATGAGGATGCTGGCTGGCTTATACATCTTTGGAGAGAAATCCATTATTGCCATGTCACAAACAAGGCAACTATCACTAGATACTTTCAAACAAACCGTAGACATGGCCGAAAGCCTTGATTGGATGCGTAAGCGTATTAAGCGTGTGTCCCGGACTAACGGCCAAGAGGAGATAGAGGTTTACTGCCACCACTACCCCAAGTCATGTAGCACTAAATGCGAGAGATTGAGAAAGTACGCGATTAGAGCTGCAACCAGCGAAGGCCCGCGCGGTTCGACAGCCGATCTACTTTATGTAGATGAATTAAGAGAAATTGATGAAGCCACTTGGGCAGCTGTAACCCCGATTACCCGAGCAAGGCCAAATGCTCAAGTCTTTTGGACTTCAAATGCTGGCGATCTAAATAGCAATGTCTTAAATGAACAAAGGCGTAGGGCCTTAACCTTTGAATCTAGCCGTATGGGTTACTACGAATACAGCGCACCGCCCGGATCAGATGTAAATGATGAAAAGGCTTGGGCAATGGCCAATCCTGCAATGGGCTACACAATTACAAAAGAAAACATTAGGGATGCATCAATCTTTGACACAAAAGACGCTTTCAAAACTGAAACACTTTGTATGTGGGTAGATGCCATTGATTCACCTTGGCCAATGGACATGTGGAATGCAGGCGAAAGGGAAATAGCCCTAGAGGATGAACTACCTACATGGATGGCTATTGACCTTAATTTCAATAGAGAGATTGCCTGCCTAGTCACTATTCAAGAGCGCCCAGAGGGCATGGCTGTATTCCTACATGAATGGCAACGTGATGGCGGGATAAATGACCTTGAACTAACTGGCGAACTGGCTACCCTAGCTCGTAGATACAGGCCTAGAAAATTTGCTTATGATCCAAATACTGCAGGATACATTGCACCAAGACTTGCACAGGCTGGAATTGCAACCGAGCCAACACCTTGGGCATCGGCTGGCTTTGCTATTAGTTGCGATCAAACACTTAATGCAATGCAATCTGGCAAATTCATTCATCCCGGACAACCGACATTACACAGTCATTTAGTTTCATGTGCTAGACGGCCAGCAAGTGATGGTGGATGGCGTATTGCTCGTAGAGCAGCACAAGTCCCGATCACAGCTGCAGTCGCGTTGGTCATGGCGGCGGGTCATGCTTGTGCGCCACAACAGACTGTGACTATCATTAGTGCTTAAGGTCTACTTGGCAGTACCTTGTGTGTGGGTTAGTCACTCCTATCACTAACCCACACACTTCCCGACACGCGCACTAGATGCTTGAATGTCACACATTTATGAGATAATGCAGTATGGGTTTTATTGATTTCTTATTGGGTACTCCAGAACAGAAAACAGACATTCAAGCTCGTGCCGGCATAGCAATCCCTTTCTATCAGGATGCTTACTTCACGCCTTTTAACACTTTCCGCGTTGATCGTTCAAGCGCGATGCAAGTACCAGCTGTGGCCCGCGCTCGTAACATTATTGCTGGCACTATCAGCACACTTGGCCTTTACTCTTACAACGAGATAACTAAAGCAAAAGTTGAGGGTCGTAGCATCCTTAGACAACCTGATCCAGCATTGCCAATGGCAATAACAATGGCTTGGACAGTTGAGGACTTGTTATTTCATGGTCGTTCATTTTGGCAAGTGCTTGAAATTAGCGCCGAGGATGGCCGTCCAACACAGGCTCGCCGTATTGATCCAACCCGCGTAACTTTTACAACTGACCTAAACACGCAAGAGATCGTTAACGGTTTCTACATCGAGGGTGGCTTACTACCTACTACGGGTGTTGGCTCACTAATTATGTTTAGCGGTATTGACGAAGGAATCCTTAATCGCGGTGGCCGCACTATCTCTACAGCTTTGAAGTTAGAGGAAGCCGTCCAGAGAATGGCCAGTGAGCCAAATCCAACAATGGTTATTAAAAATTCTGGCGTTGACTTACCACCAGAGCAAGTATCCAGCCTATTGGCACAATGGAAGCAAGCCCGGGCTACTCGCTCAACCGCTTACTTGTCAGGGCCTTTGGATGTAACCACTTTTGGCTACGATGCCGGGCAGATGCAACTTACCGAATCACGCCTAAACACTGCAGCTGAAATTGCTCGTATGTGCAACATCCCTGCGTGGTACATCAACGCAGAATCAGCCAGCGCCACTTACTCAAACGTAAGCCAAGAGCGCCGAAGCCTTGTTGACTTCTCATTGCGCCCATTCATGAGCTGCATTGAGGAAAGACTTACGATGAATGATGTCACGCCACGCGGGCAAGAAGTCAGGTTTGATCTTGACGATTACTTACGCGGCAACCCACTAGAGCAGATCGAAGTCCTAGGCAAGATGCTCGAATACGGCTTAATCAATGTTGATGAAGCGCGTGAGGAAATGGACTTAGCACCGAGAGGAAATCCAAATGCAACTTAGTTTCGAGGGTCAAGTATTGGCCGCCAATGTAGAAACTCGCACAATCAAGGGCCTTGTAGTCCCATTCTCAAAGGTCGGTAACACATCCGCTGGCCCTGTACGTTTTGAGTTTGGTGCTTTCGGTGACATTGATCCAAGCCAAATTGTTTTGAACATGGAACATGACCGCACACGCCCATTAGGTCGTGGCATTGCAGGTTCAGAGGAAGTCAGCCCGGCTGGCATCTCAATGGCCTTTAAGATCGCACCTACTGGCGCTGGCAATGATGCTCTCGTAGAAGCATCAGAGGGATTACGTCCAGCCTTTAGCATTGAAGCCAAAGTGAATGAATACACAGTAGAAAAAGGTGTGATGGTTATTTCATCCGCCAATCTAGAAGCCGTAGCCCATGTAACTAATCCAGCATTTAAGGATGCTCAAATTTCTGATGTAGCAGCTACAGAGGAAACCCCAGAAACCACCGAAGCAGAAACCCCTGCAGAGGAACAACCACAGGAGATCACAGTGGAAGAAACAACCGCACCAGTGGCAGATGAAGTGACCGCAGCCGCGGTTGTTCACGCCGCCGCACCAGTGGCCTACGTTAAGCCTCGTAGCCCAATCAACAGCCAAGCCTCGTACTTGGAACACAGCGTCAAGGCTAAATTGGGAAATCACGATTCAGCCCAGTACGTAATGGCAGCTGACGATTCATTCAGCACGAACCCAGCGTTCACCCCAGTGCAGTATGTAAACAGCGTTATTGACACATCCATCGGCTCACGACCAGCCATCGATGCAATCGGCTCACGCGCCATCACTGCATCAGGCATGGTTATCAGCCATCCAAAAATCACAACCAGTGGCACTGTAGCTGACACCAACGAAGGTGCTGGCCCGTCAGAAACTGGAATTGTGTCCTCATACGTCAACCTAGACGTAAACAAGTTTGCAGGAATGCAACGTTACTCGGTAGAACTACTAGAACGTTCATCTCCAGACTTTTTCCAAGCAATGGTTGACAACATGACCCGCGCTTACAACAAGGCAACAGATGCAGCAGTAATTGCAGCTCTAACTGCAGGTGGAACACAAGCCACAGCAGTTGCAGCATCATCCGCTGGTATCATTTCCTACGTTTCCACAGAAGCCCCAGCTGCTTACCTAGCAACTGGCGAACTACCAAGCGCATACATCGCAGGCACTTCACAGTGGTCACTATTGATGGGCGCAACCGACACAACCGGTCGCCCAATCTACAACGCTTACAACCCACAGAACAACGGTGGAGTTGCAGGCCCACAGTCCCTACGCGGTAACGTGCTTGGACTTGACCTATACGTTGATCCGAACGCAGTTGCAACAACTATCGATGAGTCGGCATTCATTGTCACCCCATCTGCAGTTGCAATCTACGAATCACCGATCTTGCGTATGTCAACAAACGTAGTCACAACTGGCGAAATCGAAACAGCACTTTACGGCTACCTAGCCGTTGGCGTTTTGACCGCTGGTGGAGTACGTCGCTTTAACCTGACCTAAGTCAGCGTTAGTTAGAAGTGTGGGGGATGCGGCCCTGTGTCCCCCACACACTTACACGATAGGAGATTGAAATGGCACTGATTACACTAAGCGAACTGAAAAGCGTTTTGGGTATCGGCGACATCTACGCTGATCCTATTGTCCAGGCGGTAGCAGACAG